CCAGTGGATACAATCCAGTATCTCTTGTTTATATTGATCAAGCAACCGCTCTAACTGATTTTTATGAGGTTTTGATTGGTACAGACCAAAATATGTACGTTGATCAAGGCTCCTCATTCTCTGTCCAGCGGATTCAGGCTTAAACCATGAGCGAACGCGCACCACGGCGGTACACGGATGGGTCTGTCACCTTTGAGGGTGGCGTTGACTCAGGTGTGATGCCGTCTGAAGTGGACAAGAATCAGGTGGCGTTTGCGGTAAATGCCAGCTTTCGGCAAAGCTTCGTTTCTCCTCGACCGGGTTTCATACAAAAGGATTACGAAACGTGTCTTTCGATTACCGCCGATAACACGCTCGTCACTGCGGATCAAACGAACGTCACGGCTGATGGATACTCAGAAGAATGCTACAGCTCAAGCGGACTGACCGGCGTGTTCCAGTGTGCGCTACCGTACATTGGAGACAATGGCTCGACGTTCATCCTGATGCTGATCAGTGGTAAAGTGTGGCTTTACGACTGCCTTCAAAACAGCGTTCAGAACCTTTCAGCTTCACCCAATCTTGAGAACCCATCGAACATACTCGATGGCTGGATGGTTCAGGCGGAGAACTTTGTCGTCATTCAAGATGGTCAGAGCGCACCGCTGATCTTCAACGGATCAAACCTGCGTCGCGCAACCATCGATGAAATCAAGTGCGGTAGAGTAATGGCCTACGTCAACGGACGTATCTGGTACGCGCTAGCGAATGGATTTTCATTCAGAGCAACCGACATCGTTTATGGAGACGGTACGCGAGCCAGCGTTCTCAAGGAAACCGAGAACACCTTCCTCAATGAAGGTGGTGACTTTGCGGTTCCGTCGGATTCAGGAGGCATCACAGCAATGGCCGTCCCCGGCAATCCAGATACGTCGCTGGGGCAAGGACCGCTTCTCATCTTCACGCCACGATACGTTTTCAGCATAAACGCTCCGGTTGATCGTGATGTCTGGAAGAATCTGAACTATCCGATTCAGGCCATTAGCTTGCTGACCAGTGGAGCGTTGGGTGCGCGTTCAGCCATCACAGTCAACGGTGATGTGTTCTATCGTGCAGTTGATGGTGTTCGCTCGTTCATTATCGCCAGACGTTCGTTCAACGATTGGGGAAATACCCCGATCAGCAACGAGGTTCTGAACATCATCGATAATGATCAGGCTGATCTGCTGTGGGCCAGTTCTGCTGTCGTGTTCGACAATCGATTGCTGATGACGTCTCAGCCTCGGTACAATGCCGAGGGCGTCGTCCACAAGTCGTTGGTCGTTCTTGATTTTGATCTGATTACGTCGCTGCGGAAAAAGTTTCCTCCTGCGTGGGCCGGAATCTGGACGGGGCTTGACGTGTTGCAGGTTCTCAAAACCGAGAATGCTTATGGAGACAGATGCTTCTCAATAGCTCGTGGGCTTGATGGAACCATTCAGATTTGGGAAATCAGCAAGACTGAGAAGTTCGACAACAATCTTTCTGCCGGTAAGAAGGAAATCCAGTGGCTGGTTCAAACCCGCGCTTACAATTTCGAACTTCCGTTTGGATTGAAGCGGCTTGATTCAGGCGACATTTTCATCGACTCGCTGGACGGAGATGTTTCGTTCAACATCGAGTATCGTCCAGACCAGTATCCCGGATGGATTGAGTGGGCGGATTGGACTGAATGCGCGGCAACATTGCAGTGTCAACCTGTTTGTCCGCTGTCCAATTTCCAACCCCAGTACAGGCCGAAGATGCGATTGCCGACTCCTTCGGATATCCCGTGCAATTCGAGCATCAGCACACCGACAAGAAACATGTACGAGGTTCAGATGAGCCTCACGATTACTGGATATTGTCGCATCAAGAGCATTCGAGTTCACGCTTACGACGTTCAGGAACCTGCGGTCGGAGAGTGCCTCGTGTTCGAAGGATGCAAAACTCTTGAAGGTTGCGACGTAAACCCGTTCCTCTACACATCGGAATAGTATGCCAAACCTAACCCTCATCACGCTTACAGCTCCAAGCCTTCCGGCAAATTATTGCCCTGCATCTTACCAGAAGTTGGCCAACGATATCATCGGCGGCACTCAGGCTACGTTCAACAGCACGATTGGAAACTCGTTCTTCAATTTTGGACCGACGTATCCGGCGATTAACAACCGGATTTTCCCTTGGCTCGATCAGGATGGAAATTGGTGGGTTTACGATCAAAGCTTATGGCTTCGTAAAAACATAGTTGCAGCGAGTGGTTATGATCGTCGCATCTTTGTTGGAACGACCACGGATCTTCTTTCGTACGACGGCGGCGACGGAACAGCTACAGCGACAACCACAACTGGTCCGATGTGGGAAGTTGATACGCTGTTTGACGCCCGATTCCCGGTCGGTGTTGGTGCTTTTGCGGCGAGTGGTGCGGTTGCTGTCAAAGGAACCGCAACTGCCACATCAATCGTTGGCGAGGATCAGCACACGCTGACGATTCCAGAGATGCCTGCTCACACTCACAATTTCTTCCCGCTTGTAACTGCGGATGCAAATAATGGGGGAGCCAATGGCGTCCAGTACGGCACCACTGCAAATGTTGCCACTTCATCCACTGGAGATGGAACTGCCCACAACAACCTGCCTCCTTTCTACGGTGTTTACTTCATCAAGCGAACCATTCGAGTCTACTACACCAAATGAAGCTCATCGTTCAGGACATTCGCTCGACTATCGCTCGGGTTATCGGCACATGTGTCGATGATCAGCGCGTTTATGATTACATCAATCAAGCGTGTCGAAGGCTTCTACACAAGGGTCTGTGGGCTGGCGCGTACGGACGTTTCACGATCCACACTGTAGGCGGTTGCATCACTTGGCCGCGTCAGATTGAAACCATTGAATCCGTGGCCGATTGCTGCGGCGTCGGAACGGTTCGCAATCAATGGTTTGAATTTCAGGAATCTGGATACGGACTTCTTGGAGGAGAAAACGGCGCATGCGTCGGCAAGCAGCTTGTTGATCGTGGCACTGTCGTTTCTTACCGAGACATGTCCGGCGGCATCAACAGCTACCTGCGAGTTTATCCCGGTGACGCTTCTGACGTTGGCAAGACCATCACGCTCCAAGGAGTCGATCAGAACGGAAACTGGATTCGCACTCAGTCCGGTGGCGTGTGGATTGACGGAGAGAAGCTGACGCTTGCTTTGCCGTACGTTCAGTCCACCAAGAAGTTTATCTCGTTGAGCGGCGTCATTCGCGATGCGACGAACACTGCCAGCCGTCTGTACGAGTACAATGCGACTACGTTGCTGGAACTTGATCTGGCAGTTTACGACCCAGATGAAACTTTGCCGCAGTACCGTCGCAGTTACCTGACGGATCGTTGCAACAACGACGAGGACAAGCCCGTCACGGTCATGGCGAAGATGCGCCATATCAACGCGACGAGCGTCAATGACTACCTCATTCCGCCGAGTCCTGATGCCATCAAGCTGATGGTCATGGCGATCCGTAAGGAGGAGAACGATTTGATTCAGGAAGCAGTGGCCTACGAAGCAAAGGCTGTTCAAGCTGTGCAAGAGCAGACGATGCAGTACCTAGGTGACGCGGTTGCAACGATCCGTATGGTCGGCGTCGGACTAAACGGCGGTGGATTCTCCCAATGGTTCTAAAACTCAACATCGACTTTGCGCTGGAAGAAGTGACTCCAAAGAAACTGGAGTTGCTTCAGTCTGTCTTTGACGCGCACGACATGGCGGCTCGGAACAATCAAAACGCCAGTTCCGGCGCTGCGGTGAACGCTTTCTTTGGTAGCGCGCAGCTAACCAACGCAATCGCTTCCGCTATCCTTACGCTTGGAGATGCTCATGGTCCAATTGGTCCTGCTCGATTCGTTTACGAGAAATTCGACGAACGATCTTTGAAGTCGGCCATATTGTCTGGCATGAAGATTCCCGGTTTCGGGAACTCATTCTTTAAGGACAGCATTGATCCAGCGTGGAGTCGAGTGCGCGAAATTATTGAGGCAGACTTCAAGAAGGCGAACGACCGCATCAATCAGCTTCATGGCTGGATGAAAGAAGTCGGAAAAGATGTTCATCCAAATGCGGCTCTTTACAGTGCAGTAATTTGCAACGAACTGGGAATGATTCACGGTTCAGAGTCGGCCATCTTCATCTTGGCTAGAACCGCTGCGTGGACATCTTTGTGCGTAAAAAATGAACGGTAAACTTTTTCAAATCTGCGGATTACCACGATTCGGATCGGCATTCATGTCGGTCCTTTTCTCGTTGGAGAATGATTGCATTGGCCTACATGAGCAGGGTGCGACTGATCCTGATTGGAAGAAGTCGATTGAGAAGTATCGTATGCGGTACAAGTACGTCGCTGACTGTTCGACTTACGGCTACCTTCCCAAGGCTGTCGTGCATGATTCGATCAAGGTGTACGTCAAGAAAGACGCGGAGTCGTCCGCCAAAGAATGCACCGAGCGATTCGGCTACGAGGTTCATCTTCCGTCCGTCCAGATGCTTAGGGAGTACGCCGATCAATGGGCGTCATTGCATGGGGTGATGACAATCAAAGAGGGCGAGCTTTTTAAAGTGGATACTTTGCGCGATGTGTGGGTTCATTGCTTTCATAACGAGCGAGCTTTTCCCGAGGAGAAAGCTGCACGTCTGATTACCATGAACATCCAACGTCACGAACCTGAAAAGGTGTTCTCGATTGAGAACGGCAACCGTCTTGTGAAGGAGGTTTTTTAATTTATGGGAGCTATTCTAGGTGGTGCAGCAATCATGGGCGGTTCCAGCCTAATTGGCGGATTACTCAGTTCTGGCAAAAAAATGAAGGTGCCGGAGCTGAAGCCTATTGATTTCGAGGGCGAGCAGAAAAAGGCGATTGGGCAGAACATAGCCGCCTTACAGCCTGCAACCGAACTCGCTCAAAAGACGACCTCTGCTGAACAAAGCATTCTTGAGCAGCAGCTTCGTCGCGCAATCCCCGGTTACGATCAGCTCATCGCTCAAGCAGGCCAGAACATTGGCGCAAGTTTGCGTGGTGAGGTTTCCCAAGACGTTCAATCTCAGCTTCAACGCTCTGCTGCCGGACGTGCGCTTGGTGGAGGATTTGGCGGTGGAAGCGGAATGGGTCGAGCATTGTCTGCTCGCGACTTTGGTCTGACATCGATGCAGATCCAGAATCAGGGTCTTGCTCAAGCGCAGAACTTCATCCAGCAGCAGCGTACGATGGGCATGGCGCAACCGTTTTCAGTGAGCAGCATGTTCGTTACTCCAAATCAACGCATTGGATTCTTGCAGCAACAGCAATCTGCTCAGTATGGACGCGATATGGCGGCTGCTGGGGTTGCCGCTGCGCCTGATCCTCGCATGTCTGCTATCGGAAGCGCGCTATCATCGGCAGGCGGATTCGCTGGAGGCGCATTGAACCAGCGCAGCTTGATGAATCAGATGAAGAGTTTGTATTCTCAAGCGCCAAGCAGTTATGTTTCAGGATTAGAAGAAGGTGGATTCCCCGGAATCCAAGGTCAAAACATGGGTCAGTTTGATCCTAGCACTGGAGAATAATTTATGGCCGACGAAACTCTTCAAGCATTTCAATTAGGCGCATCGCTGTACGACCGCGCACAGACGCAGAAGCGGATGATGGAGCAATTGCAGGTGCAGACGGCGGAGTCGCTGCTCAACCAGCAAGGCATGCAGCTTCAGAACAAGATTCGCGAAGATTCACTTGCTGAAGCAATTGGAGAACGGAAAGCGCAAGTTGATGAGTACAACACGTTCTCGACTCTTGGGAAGCAGGTGTCGGATTATTTGAACAACAAAAAATCAGACGCAGTATTTCCAGTTGTTCCACCATTTAAGTCTAAGCAGTACAGGACTGAGGCTGACAAGATGTTGAACAACCTAGAGAAGTATTCTGCTAGGGCTGAACTTTTAAAAGCCAGAGAAAGGGCAGAAACCACTTCTAATACGTTAAAAGCATCAACAATAAATAAAGCTATTGATGCTGGAGCGTGGATAGGTTTTAACGAAGACGGAAGCCCTAACATTGATGTTCCAAAGATGAATGCTTACTTTGAAAAAGTAGGCACCTCAAAGATTGGGCAAACCGAAGCTAAGACAACTTCTCTTATTGGTAATCTTGAAGTTGCGAAAAACAATTTGATTCGACTCCAGCAGGAGGGCAAAGACAAGGGTGCGATTGAAAACGCCAAGATGGCTTATAGAAAGGCGCTAGACAGGGAGAGGCTGGATCTTGAAGGTGAAAAAGTTGACATCCTTAGGGAAAAAACCGGACTTGAGGGTGAAAAAGTTGATATCCTCAGGGAGAAGGTCAATAAAACAGTCGGACTTAAACCGACTAAGCTAGACCTTGATGAGCTTGAGTTCTCGGAGGCTGTATTAAACGGAATCAAGCCGCTTGAGCCGTATCTTAATCAAGATCTTTATGGACCAACTTTCAATGTAAGAGTTAAGGCTGGTGAGATGTCTGGAGCATTTGGAACAGAGCGAGAGGCTAATCAGGTTTATAACAACTTGAGAAGCGGAGCGTTGTTTAAGCGAGGTGGTAAAGCTCTAACGAAATCTGAAATTGGTGTAATCACATCAAACATCGGAAATCCAACTGACAGCGGTTTTCCTGACCGTGTTAATACTTACAAGTTGCTTCAGGCCAGAACACTGAAAGACCGAATCGATAAACTTAGGACTCAGGGAATTTCCAACAATCCTCAGTATTCTGGCTATATTGCAGATCTGGAGAAAAAGGCAAACGAGGTTCTTGGTGTTGAAGAGGAAGCTGCTTCGGCAACTGTTGCTCAACCTTCAGCCGTTCAGAGTGGCACTAGGATTCGTTTTGACTCTCAGGGAAACATGATTCAATAAATTATGCCAATCGAAGCTGAAATCGAAGGTATCGGAATCCTTGAGTTTCCAGATGGAACTCCAAACGACGTTGTTCAGTCTGCCGTAAAGCGGACGATTTCCGAAAGAGCCGCTGCTAAACCTTCTATCCCCCAAGTTGCGCCAAAGCCGGAAACGCTTGAAACCGCTGGTTCTCCGATGGCTTTGAATCAGGCTGTTCAACAGTCTGCCAAAGTCGGCCAACAGCAGCGTTTTGAGTCTCAAGATCCTCTTGTTCAGCAGGCTGATTTTTATCTCGGAAAAGATAGTGCGCGTAAGTTCCAGAAATTTGTAGCTGGCAACTACGAGCCGCTTCCAGACGAGGATTTCACAGACAAAGAGCGTGAATTCTTGGTCGATTACGATAGCAAAAGAGCAAGAAAAGTTGCTGCCAACACGGTTCGATATGGTGCGCCACTAGCTGCCGCTTTCATTCCCGGAGGTCAAACGTTAGCTGGCGAAGCTGCGATTGGAATTGGGTCTGAACTTCTGGCTCAGACATTGGAGCCTGAGAAGATGCGTCCTTTCCAGATTGCTGCATCTGGCATTCCCACTCCAAGCATAGCCAAGCCGGGAACTGGAACAGGTGTCCGCCGTTTGCTGACCAGCGAAACCGGAGTTCCGCAGCAAGCTACAATGGGAGCGCAACTTAGACGTGAAGCTGGAGTTGGCGGTCTTCAAGCTGGAGCGCAAGCTGGGATTGAATCTCTTGGTGAAGATGTAAGCGGTGGCGAAATTGCGTTGAGAACGGCAATGGGAAGCACGTTGTTTCCTGCCATATCAACTACCGTTCGAGGTACTGGCGCTTTGGGTAGAGCAGTTTCTGGAACCTCATCTGCAAGTAAATTCCCTGCTGTTTTTGCCGGTGAAATGCAGCGTCCGTTTACACAGAAGTTTTTAGAGGACCGCGCCAATCTAATTCGCCAAGAACTTGGGAACGCTGCTGGTATCGACCCTGCGCTTTCTCGTCAGGTTGCGGATACGTTCTACAATCCCGCATTCTCAGGATCGTCTCCTCAGGATATTCAGAACTTTCAGAATACAGTTCAGTCGGTCCTTGAGCAGTCCGTGATTCAAGGTCGTCGCTCTGGGCTTTCAGGCGATGCTTTAACTCAAGCCATCGTTGGTGAACTTGAAAGTATTTCTGGAAAAACCGACATAAACCCAGCCGTAGTTGAGTCTGTAGTCAGGCAGGCAGATTTTTTGACCGAACAAGCAACTCGTAAAATTGATGAGTCGATCAAGAAATCTTCTGGGTTCAAAGATAAGCGCAATCAACGCGCTCTTAAATTTGCTCGCAAAGCAGAGGGTCGTCTTCAAATGGAGGCTGTGGAGCTTAATGATGAAATCATTCGCCTAAGCAACCAAAGAGCGCAGTTTGGAGCTGAAGATGCTGCGAACCGAACTCGTGTAGAAGGGCAGATTGCTGGCCTACAAGATCAGGTTAAGCGGATCGAGCAAGGCTTCGATGATCAATTTGTCAGCGGGAAACCTGTGTCATCTTTTGAGGCCGGGACGATTGTTGGAGAGCAAGGTAACAAGCTGCGAGACGTCTTTGATGCTGATCAAAAAGAAGGTTTTGAAAAAATAAGGCCAGACCTACAAGCAACAACTGTTCAGGTTGATTTTGGAAAGGTTGATAAAGATGGAAATCCGGTTCTTGAAACCAAGACTTTAGAAGACCTCCGAAAGTTGCGTTCTCAAATTTACCGACTGTTTGATTTTAACGCTCCTGTTCAGCAGGGGTTTTTTGAGAGCTGGGAAAAGCTCAATAAGATTAACGAGCAGATGACTGTAGCGTTCGACGCTAACCCAAAACTTAGAGACGATCTTGCAGAGCAAAACAGAAAATACGCCGAGGGAATCAGCCGATTTAAAGGAGCCTACGTTGACCGAATCCTTCGCGGTATTGGCGAGGGCGGTGGCGCGCCAGAATCTGTGTCGGCAATCATTGGGCCTCGCGGCGCAACTACATTGGCGGTTTTAAAGGATATGGCTGGAGACACTTGGGAAACCAACGTGAAGCCGGTTCTTTCGGACTACATCTACAATCAGATTCGAGGCAAAAATCCTGTCGAGTTTCTTGCCACGTTAACTGATGCAAAAGCTGCTCGCGGAAAGCAGTTGTCTAAAGAGGTAGCAAACGAGTTTTTTCCAAGTCTAGGGGAGATTCAAGATGTTGCATCTAAATACGGATCAATTCTCAAACAAGAGGAGAGCCTTACCTCTAGCCTTAATGAGCTGACGTCAAAATCAGAAAAGCTTCAAACTGACGTTTCAAATAAAATTACAGGAGCAGAAAAGAGGCTTAAAGAAAACCAGTCTGAAATTTTAAGTGTAAAAGATAGGCTTGCAGCTTTTCAGAAGAAAAATGCGGAACGTGAGTTTAAAGGCGTACTCGCTAAACCGGGGGAGGACGTTGAGGCTCAAAAGCAGATCGTATCTTTGCTGGCCGACATTAAATCAAAGGTAAACAAAGGCGTTGTCATTGATGACGATGTTTTGAAGCAAATCGCCTCAAATCCTGACGCATCGTCGATGCTTAGGGAATTGAACGATTACGTCACCGAGCAGGCTAAGACCTCCACTGACTTCCAACAGGTTGTCGCTTCGGCTATCAGGGGCGGCGAACTCTACGGAAACATCCCCGCTGGAAACATTGTTGATTTCTTGAAGTCAAAAGGTGGAGGAGTTTATCCGGTCAAGAGAGCTGAAGAGTTTACAAAGATCCTCAAGGACCGTCGTCCAGACCTTCTGGCTGACGCTCAGAATATTGTTCTTGGTCGAATCGTCAAAGACTCACTCGTTGACGGAAAGAAGTCTATCGACACGAACAAGATGAAGGCGTTGATTGCCGGTGGCGAAAAACCGGGAGAGTACAACGCTTTGGTGAATGAGTTGTTTGGCGCTGGCGGCATAGACAAGATCAGCACGATTGCAGATCAGTTGGCCGTGGCGTCCAAAGAAAGCGGAAGCCTTGTTTCGAAGTCGATTATTCCAACCCTAGCAACTGGAGCCGCTTACTTGGCAACTGGAAGCCCTGCCGCAGCCGGTGCTGTTGGAGGAGGTATTCTCGGCTTTATGGGGCGCAGAATGATCTTTAATGCGATTGGAAGTTCCGGTGAATCGGCGATTGGAAAAATGCTTCAATCGCCAACCTACGTCAAAACTGTCACCACCCCTATAAGCCAGCTCTCCAAGGAGCAGATCGACTTGTTCAACCGAAACTGGTCGAGAATGCTAAAGCTTGAAACTGACCGTGCCATGATGCAAATGGAGGAAGGTCAATCTGAAGAGAAGCAGCTTCAAGAAATGAGCCGTCAAGCCCGTCGCCGCGACTAATGAAAACCTCCCTCTCCAAGAAAGGTAACACCTATCAGGGCAAGAAGGTGACGCTGAACAAGCCCTTCTACACGCCGGGTGAGCGGAAGAAGAGCGCGGTGTACGTTAAGAATCCGGCGAACAAGGTCGTCATCGTTCGCTTCGGCGATCCTGACATGACGATCAAGAAGTCGAATCCTGAGCGTCGTAAGAATTTCCGTGCGCGACATAACTGCGATACGGCGAAAGATACTACCAAACCCAGAACGTGGTCATGCAAAGCATGGTAATTTTATGGACAAGATGAAACTTGGCGGTGGCGGACGTTACGAGAAACTCGTTAGCAGTCTTGAGAGCAAGGGCGTCAAAGATCCTGCGGCTCTTGCGGCATCAATCGGAATGAAAAAATACGGCAAGAAGCGGTTTTTGTCGCTCGCTGCAAAAGGTCGTCGGCGCGCAATGAAGGAGGGCTAACGCTTAGGTCGTCCGCCTGTCCACGGCTTCTTCGCTGTGGACTTATCTACGACGAATTGTTCGGGCGGTGCGTAATCCCATGATATCGTACCGACGCCGCGCTGGATGATGATCGAGCCTGCTTTCTTATTTTCCTTATCCTGCAAGCCTGACCTGTCTCCTCGCTTCGCCATTCCGAGCATGAAGCGTCTCGGCTGATTGAATCCTATCTCCTTCATCACGATTACCTCTCTTGCCCAGTTCGTCAGGTCCGACGATCCGAAGCCTGAGTAGGCCATGTCTGCCACGCTCTCAGGTTTGTCGTCCTTGCCCTTTGGTTTCGGGAAGTGATGCACCAGCACGATGACGACTCCCGTCTCGATCATAATCGGCTGAAGCTGGTGGCGCGTGAAGTTCGCGCATACCTCGATATCCGATGGATTGCCGCCGATGTACGAGAGCAGCGGATCGATGTAGACGATGTCCACCTTCGTCTTGCGAATGAGGCGACGCAGCATTTGCGTGAAGTCTGCCCCAGTACGAACCGCCTCACGGAAGAATAGCATGTTCGCTCGTTTCAGTCCGTTGACCCAGTCGCTACCGAACACCATCTGCGAGGCTCCCTTGAGAGCATCATGCTGATCGGCGATGTCGTTCTCCGCTTGGACGTAGGCCACTCTCAATGGTCTTACAGGCTGTACACCGAACCAGTCACTACCTATGGCCCACTTCAATCCTTGATAGAATGCCATCGAGCTTTTGCCGCATCCACTTTGCCCGACAAAGAGAAGCGATGAACCGCGTCGTAGCCATCTATCGCCGATAAGGTTGTCAGGATCATTCTGCGGATCGTAATCGACAATGCTCTGGAGCGTGAACTCCTGAGGCATGTCCTGCGACTCCAGATGGTCCGTGTAGGCGTCCCAGTTCACCGAACCCACATTGACGGCTAACAGCTTCTGCTCGTTGCCATCGCGCATCACACCGGCTAACCGACTGAACCGGCTCGCGTTCTTGTTCTTCGGATCGATGCCGAGAGCCTCTAGCTGGCGATAGACGACATCACGGCGTTCGTTCCATTCCTCTTTGTTTGACGCTTCGACTCTGACCCATCCGTGCAGGCTCTTGCCGCCGGAATCGATGACGACAGATAGCGGCAGCTTCGACTCCTTGAGGATCGTCCATTGCTCGTCCTTCGTCTTCTCGTCCATCTCAACGAGGACATGGCGGAACGCTGCCACGCCTGAATCAGATCCGTTCTCCTCAATGCACGGGTTGATGCGGACGTACGCGCCACGGCTATCCTCATTCGTCCACATGCTGCTGATGGGAGGCGTGAAGTGGTTCTTAATCCATTCGTCGCGCTTGAGGAATGTACCTTTGGAGTTTGGCCTACCTCTACCATCCTCGTCGCAGATGATGTCGTTGCAGATGCAGACAATCTCATCTGGCTCGAAACAGGCTTTCAGGAAGTCGCTCGTCGTGAATGGCGCTGGCGGTTCAGGTACAGACTGGATCTTCTGAACGACGAACTTGCCGGTCGTTGAGACGGGCGTTCCGCTTTGCGCGGATAGAAGCCATCCCTTTGGCTTGTCGTGCGTCACAGTCATCGCCTGATTTACTTTGTGGGCCAATTCATTGGGCTTCCACGGTGGGAGACATTTCGCGTTGTACTCATGCAGGAGCGTCTCGGCTTCGCCATGCGATAGCTCAAAGCCGTGTATGAGCGCGGTAGCTACTGCGAAGGTTGCGTTATGACCGCCCTGACCAGCGACGGCTCCCGGCGTGTTTCTAAGCCATGCTCGCGCACGGTCGATCTTTGATTGATTCATTGGATTCCAAGTTGTTTGCGCGCCAGCTCTCCACTTTCGCCGAGGTCAGTGATGGCGATTTGCTGAAGGACTGATTTTGATTCTTCGAGTTTTATGAAAAGGAGAGACAGCTCTTTGGGAGTCATCAGGTACTTGCTCCAATGTTGAATTGGAATGGAGCGAGACTGAAACTTCGCAAAGAGCTGCTCTTGTGCTGCAATGTAGAGTTTAGGGTGCTTGTTCAATGACCGGGATGAACTTGGCTTTGAATTCAGCCTTCGTTCGAACGTACACCTTTGATTTACCGTCGCGGGTGTAGGCAACCCCCACCCATTTCATTTCCCCGATTCGTATCTCTACGTCGTCTGAAATGATTTCAACCTGCACCGAACTGTTTCCTGAGTTTTTGAATTTCATCTTCGGAGGCGTTATCGAGATGTCCGACTCCAAGCGATTGCCAAGCGCCATCAATTATTTGCGCCTTGGGCTTTGGCTTAGTAATCCAACCTCGAAGAATCGCATGGTCGATCAGTGCTGGCGCTTCCTTCAACAGTTGTTCTCTAGTTATTTCACTTTTCATCATAATCAGGCTTTTTTAACAGATTTTCCGCGTCTTCCCATCGACCTTCTCATTCCAAGTTCTGGCCCAAGTTCACTGGCGAATCCGCGTCGGATCATCCATTCCTTGTACTTCTGATCGATGTAGGCGAAGTGAATCTTTTCGCATGACTGATCTGATTCCGCTACCCGCATGATTGATAATTTATTTCCGTCGTTCATTTGTATGTCTCGATTGTGTGTTTGTAGTGTCGCTCGGCTTGGGTGCAGTTCCAGCAAAGGTCTTGAGTTCCGTTGCATCCGCACCCGAGAGATTTGAAAAGCACGCTGGCCAACCACTTGTATTCGTCGATGGCCGCTCGCAATGTTTCCACGTCCGTTTCTTCGGACAAAGGCTTAAGCTCCTCGCTCATTTGAGGACGAAGAGAATGAAGTAGGCGCTGGCCACGACCATTCCCATTCCGAACGCCATGATGAGCAATTGCTTCAGCTCCTCTGGCGAAGGCGGACGATTGGCTTTGTGTATCACCGGCCACCGCCCATCGCGTAGTGGAGGATCAAAAGGGCGTCGCAGTTTCGAAGCGTCACGTCCAGATTCGGATACAGTTCCTGAGCTTTGCTTTTTAGCTTTCGCTTCCATTCTGGTCCGGTTTCGCATGATTTACGTCCTCCGAGTCCAAGTGGTTCTTGCCAGATTTTAGGCTCAACACGGTGGAGTGCGTAGCCTTGCGCGTAGCCTAGCCCCTGCACAATCCCGTAGTTTTCATGGAGCGTTGCCATGCTCGCCGACGATGTGAGTTTGCTGACGAACTTTGGCACCTTCTCGACCCACAGATGCGAGTCGGCAAGCTTGAATCCACTTAGTAGTTGCGCCGTGTCTGGCAGAGACTCGGGCATTGGAAAGAGCAGTATTCCTTCAGCGGTGCTGACCGCGAATCCGCCGCCCACACCCGGATCGACCGCTACAATTGTTTTGTTTGATTTCATTCGCTCAATATTATTTTCAGTAACAGAGAATAGTCACCTGCTCGGCAGCGATTCGAACCGCTGATTTCGTGTCTCCGCCTTCCGTCCAACGCTCGACCTTCACGCGGCCTTTGACGCGCACCAGAGCGCCGTTCTGGACCTCCATGATCTTCTCCGCAACTTGTCCCCATGAGGATATTTCAAAATCATCGAAGTCTTCGTGGAATTTTCCCTCGTTGTCAGTCCAGTGACGGGCGATTGATATAACGCGACGCACCATGAGCGAGCCGGTTTTGGTTTCTGTCTGCCGACTTATGCCGCGCAGTTCGCCGATCAGATAGACTACGTTCTCTGTGGGCGTGGCTGTTTCATTTGCTGTCGTTGATGCACTCATTGGAAAATACAACCGAGTTGTCGGTAGCAGGTCATACGCTTCTTTGCGTGGAACGCTCCGATGGGGTGGAATTTGTCAGAGAAATCTACGATTGTCGCGCAGTTCTTGGTTTCTGTTTTCCGCAATGCCCGACTGGCTCGCTGGATGGTCTTCTGCGACGACCGACCGCCGCTGACCATGATGAGCAGTTCGACGTTGGGCAGATCCAATCCTTCGTCGGCCAATGATGTGGCTATCATGGTTTTGAGCTGTCCGCTCTTAAATTCATCCATCGCCGCCTTGCGCAGCTTCTTCGACAGCTTGGAATGAACGAGCCGAGAACCCGGAATCCGGCGTTCATAATCCTCTCCCAGCGTGATGCGCGGAATGAGGATGAGTGTCTGCATGTCGCCATGCTCCATCGCGTATTGGATGGCGTAGTTGTTGCGTTCTTTGTTCTGGCAGATGCCAATATCTACGAGCGATTCCCAAGCGCACATACGCTTCAATTCTTCGTCAGTTATCCGCATGTACTTGCGTCGCGCTTGGAACAGCCGGTCGATGTTGTCATCGATCTTCTGCTGGAGGTTGAGGTCTGTGGCATCGCTGATTTCGAGGTAAGCGTCGGCCAATGAATCGCCAATGTCGCTGCGGCTTATTTCGTAGGTGCGGTCGTAGAAGAGCGTTCGTGTCACCGCGTTGCGGTCTGGATCGTCGCCCCAAGGAGTGGCGTCAAAACCGTAGCGAAAGCCTTTGCATGATTCGATGATGCGACGCCATCCGGCAGCAGGACTATGCTTTGCCTCATCCACGATCAGCACATCCTTTTGACTGAAGTCCACGGATTCGTGGGGACAGCGCACCTCAACAACCTCGTCAGGCACACCGGCAACACGGAGCGATGTGCGCGCTTGCTGGCATGTCTCGCGGGTTGGAGCAATCCAGCCAAACAACAAATCTGGTTGTAATTCGTAAAAATGCTTAATGATGCTCGCGGCAATCCATGTCTTACCGCTACCGGCGGGGGCGACGATCAGCCCATCGCTAGTTTTGGCCCACTCTACTGCTTTCTTTTGGTATTCTCTTAGATTCATAATTTTAGGAAATTTGCCCCTCCGCCCACTGCTTCATAGCAGACGAAGGGTATTGTGCCGCCCACACGGGTGGCTTCGCTGTCATTCGTTCGTTGTACTGGCGGTAGAAGGCTCGCTCGATTTCGTCGTGGCGCACCTCTTTTCCAGCAACTTCCTTAACGCTTGATTGGCGAAAAATCCGATCTTCAAACCATTCTCGTCGCAATGTTTGCGAACCTCTTCGTGGAGTGCTGAGTCGATGGTGATAACTGTGTATTTGGCTGGTTTCTTCATATTTTTACTCGCTCTTCATCGGCGTGGATTGAACACCATTGTAGGCCACTGTCTTCGGGCGATAGATGCCCACTTGCTCCGTCTCCTCGACCCAACTAGGACCGCCCCTAATGTGGAATATGCAGGAAGACATTCCGTTCCATGATTTGGTGGATGACTTGGCCGAGGTGTAGGTAGATCCAAACGTAGCGTTTAGATCGTCGCTCGACATGGCCTTGACGTTAGCCCAGTCGATGTCGCCCTGATGCCAGAGTTTGAAGCCTAGTTCCAGCGGAGCTACTACCTCTGCGATGCCGGGGAAGCGCCAAACCCACTCGTCGTGGGATGACGCATCACCGCTCATCACGGCGTAGCACTGGTAGTTTCCGAGTGGTACGGAGCCGCTGCCCCAGTCGCAGCTCTCGCCGGGTTTTAGGACCGCGCTTCTCGTAGGATGGTCGTTGCATTTGGGCTGCTCGAAAAGAGCAACAAGGATAGGGACTTCGGTTTGGTTTTCGATTTTTATGTGTGTACTCATGTCAGAAGGTGTTTGATGATTAGGTTCCGCTCTTTTCCCTTTGCTCGTAGAATGCTCTCCAGCACAACGTGAGGGTTGATTGTCGCGACGTGCTTCCACTCTGGATTGCCATCGATGTTTCGAGCTGTGTCTAAGCTCTCCACTCGGATCGTTCCGTTCCATGCGTGGACGTAAACGAATGCGGGGCTGTCTTTCATTTGGACTCCTTCTCGCTTAGTTCTTTGATGATTTGGTTTCTGCGTCGTCCTGATGTATTGACAATCAGTTGAAGGATGGTAATCGGGTCTACGGTGGAAACGTGTTTGTATTCCCCTCTACGCATTGCTGGTGAGGAATCCATTCTGCAAGCATCTTCTGCGTTTAGGACAACAACATCTCCGTTTCTCTGGTGTTTGTAGATGAAACAAATGCTGAAGTCGTCTGGTAGTGTTTTCATTTTACCTCCTGCTCGTTCCACAACAGTAGATCCGCCCTCAATGCGTCGTTCTCTACTTCAAGTTTCTTGGCTCGCTCCGTAACCTCACTCAGGTATTTCCGAGTCGCGGCTAGTTTGCGTTCCAGCCTCCGGCATAGCATCGCCAAGTCGGCTACGTTGTGCGGAGTGCTGTCTGATCTTGGGGATGTGCTCACGGCTTGGCCTCCTTCCGTTTGGACCTTTTGGCTTTGCGAAAAGAAACGTAGAACTGAACCCATTCAGGCGTATCTTTCAGCCTGAATCCATTCACGTTCCATCGCTTGCTGCGAGCGCCTTCGACGATTTCCATCAGCGCATCTCCCGTCTCCTCCAGCCGATTGATGCGGGCCTTTGCTTCGTTCAACTCGTACTCCATCCGAGTGCATTCTTCCGCCATTGCCATGTGATGGCAGACATCTTTTAGACGGGCTGCGTCAGTCCTAGGGTAGTTGCTCACGGCTTCGCCTCCTTCTCCTCCCACAGCAGAAGATCAGCGCGGAGTGCGTCGTTCTCGGATTCGAGTTGCTTGATACGCTGGTTGGCTTGGTTTAGTTCCTCTTTCGCCTTGTCCACTCCACGCTTCTCCGCTGTCGTCATCAGTTCATGTTGAAGCCTGATTGTTTTGTTGGCTTCGTTGAGTTCGCGTTCAAGTTGGCGGACAAACCTCGACTCGCACACTGGAGTCATGTCGTCGTCGAACCAGTATGCGTGCTGCTCCATCTGATCAGTCCTCGGTGTATCGCTCACGGCTTGGCCTCCTTCTTAATCTTCGCGTCATCCCAGCCCTGCAACAGGTTGTCCATTCGTATGGTCCTCATGCTCGGAGATGGAGGGTTGATGAATGCGTACATTGCGTTGCCAGCTATTTCGAGTTCTCGGATGCGCTGATCGTAGAACTTCCTCTCACCTTCGAGCTTGTCCCACAAAGCGCGGAGACGGTTTTCGAGTTCGGCAATGTATTGCTCCTGCGATAAATGGCTTTTTATTGATTGCTGCAATTGTGGTTGATGTAAACCTGTATTACCAACAGTCACAAATGGTGTTGGTGCAGGATTTTGGTAAAAGTTCATTTGCTGTCCTTCCATCTAAATTCAGGAAGATTTACTTCTATTTTTTCCGGCATAAATTCGTCGGCTGACGGCCCTAGCAATGGATACCACAAGTCTGCGTAACCCATTCCATAGGATGCTCCGGTTTTCTGCCAGCCTGAACGAGCTAGTGCGTCCTCTACTGCCCACCTAAATTGTGGGGGTGTAACTTTGATATTTATTTCACTTTTCATATTATTCAACATCAACTCTTTCTCCAAACATAGAAACAAATTGATCAAAACTGCCTTGAACTAACTCCTCCAGCCGCTTGATGCGTTGTTGAGCGGCATTGAGTTCGCGTTCGATGTCGCAACCAGTTTCCCAAATGGCTCCGTCATCATGTGCTGATGCGTCCATCCTCGGCGTATCGCTGACCATTTTGTTGGTGTCACCAAGATGATTCATCGAGGAGCCTCCTCCACCATCTGGTAGGTGGCTGCGAATATATCAGGCTTGCACGGATAGTGTTCTCCCTTCACGCCAGTGATGATCCAGTCGCCGGGTCTAACTACATGGCCTCCTTCAAGAGTCTCTACCCATCCATTTTCAGTGGGCAGTCCATCCAGATTTACTACTGCCGGATGATCGCCATTCTTGAACCATTGCGTCGCTTCAATTACCACGGGTTTCTTGCGGTACTTCACAGATTGGCCTCCTTCTTTATCAGCTCAAACAACTCATCTTTTACACGATATTTTACACACTGCTCGATCAAACCTCCGTCAGACGATTCTCTCGCTTGTTCGGATTTTGCGTCGATTGCTGCGTCGATGTATTCCAGCAGCTTGTTCAATAGTTCTTCGCTCATTTCGCCTCCTCCACGACTCCACACGGGAGCCACGTTTTACCGCCGTCGGTGCTGTGTTCGTAGTTTTTGCACCAGTCATTTCTGTTTTCTTCGCTAGATGTTCGGTCGATCAACCAACGTGTTTTTGGGTGTTCACGAATCCTCGCCTGCGCCCCCAGCGGAACCTCATCCGCAGTCCACGGGCGGAGCGTTGCGGTGGGTTTGATGCGGTACTGTGTATCGTCCCATCCCCACCTTGGTGTGGTTGCTCTTTCCCATTTTTGGCAGGGAGAAAAAGCTTCGACTTCCTTCCCATCCACAAATGCTTGCATCACTTTGATTGCTTCTTTGGTTTGTTCGCGTGTCATTGCTGTTCCTTTCGCTTGAGGTATTCACTGACCGCTTCGTCGGCCACAAACTGTAGCTTGTAGCCCTTCTTGGTTGCGTAGTCTTTCAACCGCTTGTGCGT